GGCCGCGAAGGTGGCGACACCTGGGCCAAGCGCATGGAACGGGTCAGCCAGCCGTTTAGTGCTGAGGCATGAAAAAGCCCCGGCAGTACCGGGGCCCTATCAAATCAGTTATCCGGGAATCCCGGACAACTCGATCAGAGCAGGTCGAGGCCCGGCTTGCCGTAACCCGCCAAGTTCACCGTGTACTTGATCACCGTTCCAGCTTCCTGCGCAGGCTGGTAGCTCTCGAACACGCCATACCCGTATTCCACCTGATACCCGTTGTAAGGGCCGATTAGCGCGTACTCCACCGCCAGTTTCTCGCCGACGTTGTACTCCTCACACAGCCTCATGGCACGCCACGCCGAAGCGTTGAAGCTGGTCGCGCCGCTCAGGGTCCAGGTCTTGTCCTTAGCGGTTGCGATCGGTGTGTTGTAACCGCCCGCTTCATCGTCATACGTGGTGACGCTTTCCTTGGTGGTGCTGTTGCTGGGCTGCACATTGGTCAGCCCCAGCAGCCGGAACGGGGGATCGCTGCCGTCAAGCAGCAGCGAGGGGGCCACCACACCAGCGGTGACGGCGGCAGTGGCGATCACTGAGCCGGCCAAGGCATAGGTCAGCGTGTGCGGGGTGGTAGTGGTCACAGCCGTAACCACGAACGATCCGTTGAGGGTGGTGAAGGGGGCTGGAAGGTCCTTCACCGCGATCCGCTTGCCCACCGTGATGCCGTGTGCATCGGCAAAGGTCAGCGTGGCAGTTGTGGCGGTAGAAACGGCATTGGTCACCGCCTTGGTGCCAACACCAAAGGCGAAGCTGTCACCCGTGCCAGCCGTGATGACCTTGGCGTTAGCGCTTTGGGGGGTGGTGTTGTCGATGAACTTACCAACGCCAAGACCGCCGAGGTTGACGCGGGATAGGTCAACCGCTGAAGTCTTGAGGGGGGTGAAGAAAAACCGGTAGCCGAATGCCTGCTGCCATTCTGTGTTCATGGTCCTTCCGGCGCTGCCGGTGCGTTACCTCGCAGGTTCCCGCCATGGCTTAAGCCAACTCAGCGGCTTAGATGGGAAAGCTCAGGCATGGCTTCTTACCCTCGCGGCGTTTCCCATTGCCCCCATAACGCACGGCGCCCGTATCAGGCCCGTGTGTGGTGGGCGGGTCGGCGGTGGTCGCTGGGCTACTTCACAACGATTCAGGCAGCAGCTCAGCAGGTAGAGGATTGCTACCGGGAGATTGAGCGATGGGCAGCCATGAGTTTGCCGCCGCCCATGCTGGCATTGCAGCATCGGGAGAGGGTGGAACGAGCAGGGTCACCAGCCGCTGCGAATCATCCGCCAACCTGAAGGTGCGCTCCTGGCCGGCGGCGGTGTCTTCAGCTAGCAGCAGGCCCCGCCAGCCGTCTTGATGTTCCACCGGGGCGAGCAGTAGGGCATCGTCTGCCAGCAGGGCCAACAACGAGGGCGGTGGCGTCCCTTCCCCGGCGGTGGCCAGAGCGTCGTAGAAGGCCATCGCAAAGCCCGGCACCTGCACCGCTTCGCATAGGGCCAGCATCGCCGCACCGGCTGCAGCAGGGGGCCCATCGGCGGCGTCGTCCCGATCCTTAGGTGGCAGGAACCAGCAGAACTCCTCCATCGTGAAGGGCTCGGGCCGCTTGCCCGTGTCGCGGTGGCTGCTGGCGTACCAGGCGTGGAAGTTGGCGATCGACCGCTCTGCAGCGTGCAGCCTTTCCCTCAGGAGGCTGGTGCCTTGATCGAGCGCTTCCCAGATGAAGCTTTCGGGGCACCAGGCGAATCGCTCGCGGGCGAAGGCGGGGTTGTGAGGCCAGAGGTCGCAGAGGCGCCAGAAGATTGCGCCCCAGTCGATTGGGGCAGGTCGGGCTTTCCCAGGCTGTCGGCCATCAGTTGCAGGGTGGCCTCAGGATCAGCCGGTGCAGCGCCTCCGCGTTGCTCGCGCAGCATGAAGGCGTAGATGGCGGACCGCAGGCCCTCGGTCAGGTTGCGCGTCTCGTCATCGGTCCATGCGGCGCATTCGGGGTCCACCTTGCCCAGGCGGTAGCGGACCGCAGCGGTGACCAATCTGGTGACCTGCGCCTCGTTCTGGGCGCTGAGCCGGTTGTCAATGTCCCAGATCAGGCGGTGCTCACGCTGCCGGATGGTGTCTTCCAGGGGCTCCAGAACCACCGGGATCCCGATGTGTTTAGCCATCAGGCGAGCGGCCACAAGGTTGGCCGTGGCCTCGGGTAGGTCGTCCGCCTCGCGGATGATGCTGGCCAGCCGGTGGGTCTGTTCGTTCACCGTGGACTGGTAGTCGATCTCATCGAGGAGCATCCGCTCCCCAGCTAGCAGGCTGTTGAACACCGGGAACTGCAGGATGCCTGTGCTCTCATCCCCCACCTGCTCGACCTTGACTTCCGGGGCGGTGACAAACGGGAGGGGCATGGTGCGGTTACGTTTCCCTAGCTTGCCGTGGTGGCTTAGGGAAGCGCAATGGCTTAGGATGCGGGAGCCGGGTGGCCCTTGCGAGCCTCCTACAGCTCAGTTGTGAAACGACCCCCCGACCTCCGCCCCTGGCAGGGCGGACGGTCCTTGGCGCCACCCGGCACCTATTCACCACCACCGACCGACCCAAAGCACCAATGAAACCAACACTGATCGGCAGGATCGACAACTTTCAGCATCCGCAACGCAACTGGGAGGAGATGGTTGAGGTTGGTCAGGTTGAATCCTACAGAGCCTCTTTGGAAGAATGGGATTTCCCTGCCCTTGCAGCCCTTGCCAAAGCTGCCGGATACACCCCGTGCCAGACGGAGTGCTTTGCCTCGGCTAACTTTCTGCCGGTTAATGGAAGCGTCAAATGGCATACAGACGCAGGATGCGGCGCAAACGTTGCCTGTCTTGTCAGCAACGACAGCAGCATCTACGCATTGCCAGAGTTGATTACAAAGCATGGTGCGCTTGAGGTTAGTCCTGGCGATGTGTTTGTTTTCAACACTAGCCAAGGTCACGCATGGCTATCCCATGATGTTTGCGTGCTAGCCAGTATCACGGTGAAGCGAAAGCGCGGGATTAGGGTCTAGGATCCCGCTACCACCCGCTGAATCCGGTAGACTTATTCTCACCACCGCCATCGGCCACTCGTCAACCATGGGACAAGCGCAAAAGCCACCAACAAGATTTGCTGTACGCATGTCGTATGAACTTGCGGCAGATTTTGACGAGATCGAACAAGAGCACGGTCTTTCTCGCTGTGAAATCTTCAGGCGTGCCATGGCTCTTTACAAATTGGCGAAGGAGAACGACATGAATGGCGGTAACTTCATTCTCCGCCATTCAGACGGCAAGCTGCGCTTGGTGGTAGGCATCTAGCGTTCGCGCTACGACCCCGCCACCACCCGCTGAATCCGCTGCTGCAGCTTCACCCCCAGTGGGAACGGCGTGATCCCTGAGGCCTGCACGGTGCCCCTCACTGCATCAGTCCAGGGCCTGGCCGGGAGGATGGTGCCATTGCGCAGGCGTGCCCCTTCATGCACGGCGGTGGCGTACTGGGCGCTCCACCGGGCTTCCATCGAGAAGGCGTCGAGGAAGGTGTAGTGGCCACTTTGCCGCAAGGTGCCGATGTCCACGATGTTGCGTGGACTACCGACCGTGCCCACCCGGCGCTGCGTCTCCCGTGGCCAGTTCCAGGCCGAGGGGTTGAACGATTTCTGATACCTGCCGAACAACTCGGCAAGGGTGGTCTTCACGATGGGTTGCAGCATCCCGCTCAGCGCCCCCGGACTGGGGCCTGTGACGGTGGTTTCAACGCGGATGCTCATGGTTCAGATCGCAGTGGACAGAGCGGCCTTGAACTTGTCCCCTAGTGCCTCGCGTAGCTCCGCACCGATGCCGCCCACCCCGAAGGGAAACTCCAGGATGCGCAACTGCCCCCGCTCGGCACCATCGGCCAGCGTGGGCAGTGCGGTGAGGTCGGTCGCCACCGCTTCCCCGGTGGCCCCCGGCAGCATCCCTGCAGGCCGGTAGCCCGTCTCATCCCACGTGAGGGAATCCCCGGCCGCCAGCCAGCTTGCGGAGCCCAGCAGGGCCCAGCGGGTGATGAAGCCCTCCAGGATCAGAGACCCGGCTTTGACGCCCGGTAGATCCTGTTCGCTGCGGC